TGTTTCAGCAAGCGGAGACCCTGTTTGACACAGTAGAGACGGTAGCAGAGCAACCACAAGCACCTGAGGAAGTTGAGACAGTTCGTCACTACCAAGAGATGGGGGCAAAACATATTGAGACTCCGACAGGTTTCAAGATCCAGTTCTGAAACTGGTCCACAGCGTCCCACTAGGGGCGCTTTTTTGTGTATAATATATGCATACAACACAAGAGACCGATGCCTGCTAAGTCTGACTTAACAACCACACAACTTACTTCTTATCTGTCTGAGAACTTTGGAAGCGATATCAATGCCGATCACCTTCGTTCTGCTTGCAAGCACTTTGGGGTTACTTATCCTACTGCTGTTAAGCGCATTCGTGATTACAATGTGGGTCGTGGTAAGTGGAATCTTACTGTCCAAGAAAAGTTGGAGCAAACATATCAAGCACCTGCAGCACCAATTCGTGTTACCGCTCAGGAAAATCGCGATCTGATTCCTGAAAAGGATGATACCTTTGTCCCGTTCGGTAACTTCACTGACCTGAAGAAGATCATCAACTCTGGTATCTTCTACCCTGTGTTCATCACTGGACTCTCTGGTAACGGTAAGACCATGGGTGTTGAGCAAGCATGTGCTGCTCTAAATAAGGAGATCATCCGTGTGAACATCACCATTGAAACTGATGAAGATGATCTTATTGGTGGGTTTCGCCTTGTGGATGGGGCAACTGTTTGGCATAATGGTCCTGTCGTCGAAGCTCTTCAACGCGGAGCTGTGCTGCTTCTAGACGAGATTGACCTGGCATCGAATAAGATTATGTGTCTCCAGTCTATTCTTGAAGGCAAGGGTGTCTACTTAAAGAAGACTGGTCGCATTGTGCAACCTGCTCCTGGTTTCAACATCATTGCCACTGCTAACACCAAGGGCAAAGGTTCTGATGACGGTCGCTTCATTGGCACAAACGTTCTTAATGAAGCATTCCTTGAGCGTTTCGCCTTGACCTTTGAGCAAGAATATCCTACTCCTAAGATTGAGACCAAGATCCTTGAGCGACTGTGCATGAAGGTTGGGGTGACAGATGACGAGTTTTGTGCTAAACTTGCAGACTGGGCAGATGTCATTCGCAAAACATTCGCAGACGGTGGCATCGATGAGGTAATCTCTACCCGTCGCTTGTCTCATATCATTCGTGCTTATGTAATCTTTGGTGATCGCCTTAAGGCAATCAAGGTTTGCACCAACCGCTTTGATGAAGAGACTAAGCAATCTTTCATTGAACTTTATGGCAAACTTGACGCAGAAGTTGACACCGAAACTAATGATGACTGAAGATAAATTCCATGGTTATGTCGGACACGTTGCAATTCTAAAAGATTGCGACTATAAGTCTGCTAAAATTATTGGAGGAGAAGGCATCAAACTCTACATGCAATCAATTGACGGAACCGTCTTTGAATGCTATCATGACAACATAGAATACATTTGGGGTAAATGACTTTCAAATATAATGAAGACGCTCTCATCAAAGAGCTACGTGACTACATTGCCAGCACATATGGACAACACTATTCTGCTGGCAACGATGAGATTCAAACGCTAGATTTGATTGAAGCGTGTGGTGATGCAGAACCATTCTGTCGCAGCAACATCTTAAAGTATGCTTCTCGCTACGATAAGAAAGGGACTCCACGTCGTGACATCATTAAGATCCTTCACTACGCATTGCTGCTGCTCCACTTTTCTGACAAATCTGCCAACCTCGAAACCTATCCTCAATGAGCAAAGTATTTCTTTCCAATCAAACGCTTCAAGTTCTGAAGAACTATTCAACCATCAACAGTTCTATCCTCATTCGTGAAGGTAGTGAACTGAAGACCATTAGCGTCGGGGAGAATGCAATCGCACAATACACTTGCGAAGAATCTTTCCCCCAAACTTTTGGTATCTACGATCTGAACCAGTTTCTTGCTGGTCTGTCACTCTTCGAGAGTCCGACTCTTGAGTTCAACAATCAAGAATACGTATACATTCGTGGTCGTGGACGTTCTGCTAAGTATTACTTCTCCGATCCTGAGATCACTCTCAAGTCTGCACCTAACAAAGATGTTAACTTTCCTGGTGCTGACATCCAGTTCAGTCTGACTCAAGAAGATTTAACTGGTCTGCAGAAAGCAGCAAACATTTACAGTCTTCCCGATCTAGTCTTCCGTTCACAATCTGGTGAAATTTCACTGGAACTTCGTGACAAGGAGAATGACACCAGCAATGGTTACTCTCAAACTGTAGTGGGAGATACCACTGGCGACTATGAACTGACAATCAAGGTTGAAAACATTCGCCTTCACCCTGGTGACTATTCAGTTAAGGTGTCGAAGCATCTTATTTCTGAATGGAAGCACCAGCATCTTAATCTTACTTACTACGTCGCACTAGAACCAGAAGCATCTTAATGAAAAAATTCCTTTGGGTAGAACAGTATCGTCCTCAAAAGATCGAAGACTGTATTCTTCCTGCTAATATTAAAAAAGCATTTCAAGGATTTGTTGATAAAGGAGAGATCCCTAATCTTCTCCTTACTGGCACCGCTGGTGTAGGTAAAACCACTATTGCTAAGGCAGTGTGTGATGAGATTGGTGCCTCTTACATCGTGATCAATGGATCGGATGAAGGACGTTTCCTAGACACTGTTCGCAACCGTGTTCGTCAGTTTGCTACGACTGTCTCATTGACCTCTGGAGCACCCCACAAGGTGGTCATTATCGATGAGGCAGACAACACCACCAATGATGTTCAACTGTCTTTGAGAACTGCTGTGGAGGAGTTTCATGGCAACTGTCGTTTCATCTTTACCTGTAACTATCAGAACAAGATCATCGAACCGCTGCACTCCCGTTGCACGGTCTTTGACTTCCGAATCCAGAAGGAGCAGCAGCAACAACTCCAAGGTCAGTTCTTCATGCGACTGAAGCAGATCTTGGATGAGAACGAAGTTGAGTATCAGGACAAGGTTGTTGTAAAACTGATCCAACGTTACTACCCTGACTGGCGTCGTCTAATTAATGAAGCACAACGTCATGCTGCAACTGGTAAGATTGATACCGATATTCTTTGCGATATTGCTGATGTCAATCTCTCTCAGTTGATGAACTCCCTGAAGAACAAAGAGTTCTCTACAGTTCGCAAATGGGTCGTAGATAATATTGATAATGATCCAAACATTATCATGCGTAAAATCTATGATGCTATCTATGAAACCGTTAAACCCAAATACATTCCAGAAGTAGTCCTGATCCTTGCTAAGTATCAGTATCAGATTGCTTTTTCTGCTGACCAGGAGATTAACCTGTTGGCATGTCTTGTTGAAATTATGATGAGTTGTGAGTTCCGATGAAAGTTCCTAGTCAAGAAGAACTGATCCATCTGAAGATCCAGGCAGCAATGCGAGAACATGCTTTTCCTAAAGATGAGATGATGTATCTTGGTGAACGTGCTGGTCACCACTGGTATCTTATTGCTGGAGAGCATGAGGTATCTGCAAATCAAATAGAGGATTTTGAAAATGTCGATGAAGAAGACGACACCTGAAAACGTAAAGGAAGCAAATGAAGGTCTCTTCTATGCTACAATGAATCTACCTACTGCTGCTACCCATTGTGGTATGACGCAGCGTGAAATGAAACACATCTTTCGTGAATACCTTAAATATCATGACAAAAACTTTGAAGTCACTGAAGACGCCACTTAGATATCCTGGTGGCAAGAGTCGTGCCCTGAGCAAACTCTTTCAATACATTCCTGATCTCAAAGACTATACTCAATATCGTGAACCATTTCTTGGTGGCGGTTCTGTGGCACTGGAAATTGGTAAACGATATCCTCACCTAGATATATGGGTGAACGATTTGTATAAACCACTATACAACTTCTGGCGAGTGCTTCAGGATCAAGGACAAGAACTTCGTGACCAGTTAGTCCAACTTAAGTATCGTCATCCAGAACCAGTATCAGCAAAAGAATTATTTTTAGATGCTAAGGAGAAAGTAAATGATGATTCTGCGTCCGATGTATCTCGTGCTGTCAGTTTTTATATTGTTAATAAGTGCTCTTTTTCTGGTCTCACAGAATCCAGTTCCTTCAGCAAGCAAGCGTCAGATAGCAACTTCTCGATGCGAGGCATTGATAAACTCCCTGAATATTCAGGAATGATTCGCAATTGGAAAATTACTAAACTTTCATATGAAGAATTATTCTGCGACACTAAGTCAACCTTTGTCTATCTCGATCCCCCCTATGAGATTGGATCAAACCTTTATGGCAAGAGAGGCAACATGCACAAGGGATTCGACCATGATAAGTTTGCTTCTGATTGTGATCGCTTTATCTCTCACCAACTTGTTAGTTACAACTCATCGCAACTGATCCGAGACCGCTTCAAGCAGGGGTGGACAGCTGCGGAATTTGCACACACTTACACCATGAGGAGCGTGGGGAGTTATAATGTAGATCAAGCGTCTCGCAAGGAACTCGTCCTAACCAACTATGAAATGTGAAGTCACCCTCTACGTAGCAGGCACCGTGTTCAAGGAGCAGGTCAATGCTCGTAACTACGAAGAAGCAAAGCAAACTGCTGTTGCTAGAAATCCTACCGCTAAGGTTGTTAGTGTAACTGCTAAGTTTTAATATGATTGTCCCTATGAGAGTATTGGGCAGTGGTCTTGTGATCATTGCTTACTTTATTATCCTCCATATGAATACAACATTTGGTGTCTTATTACAGATGCTGGGTGATAGTATTTCAATTCCTTACTTCATAAGGACAAAATCGTGGGATGTGGTTATCATGATTACATTCCTACTAGTGATCTCTATATCGCATTTGTTATGAATATCTTTGTCACTGATGAGTCTCCATGGAAGTCAGCAGAAGTTCTGCCTGATAAGCATATCGTCAAGATGCCTCTAGAGACATGCCAGATGCTCTCTATAGTTGCCTCAGACAAGTGGGGGCATGGTTATGGCACATTGCCTAAGAAAGACGGCACACCCTACGCTACAGAGAAGGGAGCGTTCCGTAATCATCCCTGCACCAAGTGGGCAAACGAGACTGTAGAAAACTCTAGATGGTTGCTTGCTCATGGTATTGCATTATGCCAAGAGTATTTTAATCGATATGAGAAAGATCATACTTGCTTCAAGACTCTCCTTGCTGCTGATGAGATTATTCCTTGTGTGAAATGGGCTGGTCACACTCCTTTTGTTCGTGCAATGCCTGACGAGTTTAAGTTTGATGATAGCATCACTACCATAGAAGCATACAAAATGTATATCGCATCCAAACCATGGGTGTCTGACAACTACTTACGACTACCACACCGCAAACCTGATTGGATATGAAATACGAATTAAAAGATTATCTTAACTCTATTAACCAGTCAAAGAAGAATGTTATGGATGAAGATGGGGATGCCGTAAAAGGTTATCCTCCTTTTATTGTGAACAAGTGTCTGTCTGGGTTTACTGATACTATCTTATTTGCAAACGAGATGAACATGCACCCTTATCTCGACAAGAAGATGCAATATGATTTTTATCTAAATAGTTTGAAGCCAAGGAAAAGATTCACTCCATGGTTGAAGAAGGATACAGTAGAGAACATTGAATTGGTGAAGCAATATTATGGATACAACCATAATAAAGCACTTGCCGCTCTTAGAATTCTCACTAATTCTGATCTACAGCAGATTAAAAAGATTTTAGATAAAGGTGGTGCAAGATGAATGAAGTTATGATTGACTGGCAACCATCTGATATGGTTGAAGTTGTTCTCAGTGAACCAGATGATTTTTTGAAAGTAAGAGAGACGCTAACACGTATTGGTGTTGCTTCCCGAAAAGATAGGAAGTTATATCAGTCTTGTCATATTTTACATAAGCAAGGCAAGTATTATATTGTCCACTTCAAAGAGTTGTTTGCTCTTGATGGTAAGAATACTAACTTGTCAGTGAATGATGTTCAACGACGCAATCGTATTACTAAACTTCTTTCTGATTGGGGTCTTATCTCTATCGTTCATGAGTTTCAGATTGAAGACGTTGCACCTCTTAATCAAATTAAAGTTCTCTCCTACAAAGATAAAGGAGAATGGACATTAGAATCAAAATATAACATCGGACGTAAGAAAATAGAGACAACTGAATAAATAAACATGAGACCTTTCGTGCGGTCTCTACAAAAGTCGGAAACCCTTATAAAGTGATGCGGTGAACACTACATCACTTTTTTTGTGTCCTGATTAAATATTAGTGGATGCCTTCGGGGTCCATACAAACATCTCGCTTATACAAGGAGAACACTAATGACACATACCTGGGATCTATACCTACCTCACGCAGTAGGTTTAAATGATATGTTCCATCGATTAGATTCGATGTCTGCTCATAATAAAAATTACCCCCCGTATAATTTAATCAAACATGACGCCAGTAATTACGAAATTCAAATCGCTCTCGCAGGATTTAAAAGAGAGGAGATTGAAGTATCTACTGAATCAAACATTCTCAAAGTTGCCAGCAATACTGCAAGACAGGATCCTGAAACAGAATACTTACACAAAGGAGTCTCGCGAAGATCATTTACTAACACTTGGCAACTCGGTGACGATGTTAGAATTGTGGACGTAACGTTTGAGGATGGTATGCTGATCGTGAGTTTGGAGAAAATTATTCCAGACCACATGAAACGAACGACTTATGTAGTCAAATAAATATCTGTCACAGGGGGCGTTGCCCCCTTTGTCATTTTATGCTATACTTATAAAAATACCAAAGGACTATGGCCGAACAAATTATTGTGTTTAAGAATGGTGAGCGTGTCATCACTGAACTGAAGGAAGTGTTTGAAGGAGAAGGTGACGACCGTCGTGGAGTCTGTCTCCTTATGAATCATCCTTACATTTTGGAACTTGTCAATGCTGAAGGCAGCGCCGACCGTCATGACTTGCAAGTCAAGTTTAGTAAGTGGTGCCCTTACTCTGTTGATTTTGAGTTCCGAGTTCCTTACGATACTGTTCTTGCTATCGGAGAACCTGATCAAGGTCTTGCTCAAGCATACCGTGGTAAAGTTCAAACAATCTCTGCAACTGAACCTGATGAAGTTCCTGAGTGGACAGAAGGAGTAACTAATCCTAACATGGAAGCACAAGCAGCAGACATTGCTGCTGCTACTCAAGGATATACTATGGAAGGAAACGGAGCACCTGTAGATACTTCTGTTCCAACAGTATGATAAAACTCCTCAAGTTTGACGGGCATTGGCTCGTAGCAGAGGTTGAAGAGATTCCTGGCACTGAGTTGGGTGACCCCGATTGTGTGCTAAAATATGCCTGTGAGGTAAACGAGGATGGGGCACTGCCCTTTCCTCCTTACAGTGACGACACCGAGTTAGTTGTGCGTTCAGAAAACATCACTATTCTTTCTGAACCATCTGCTATGTTCTCGGCACTATACTATGACTTGAAAGGCAAACGAGAGGAATGAAGTTTTACACCAGTGTTCAGCAAGCAGGTAACAGTATCCAAGTTCGTGGATACCAGAATGGAGTTCAGTTCAGTGACAAGGTAAAGTTTAACCCTACACTGTATCTTCCTACACCACAACCTTCACGCTGGAAGACTCTGGATGGTAAGAACGTTCGCCCTGTGCAGCAGGGAACCATTCGTGATGCAAAGCAGTTCGTTGAAGAACATCGTGACATTCCTGACTTTGAAATCTGTGGTCAGACTCGCTATCTGAATCAGTATATTGCTGAAGAGTATTCTGCTGATCAGATCGAGTTTGACTCCAGTCAGATTCGTGTGTTCACTCTTGACATCGAGACTGCTGCTGAGAATGGTTTCCCTGACATCGAGACAGCAGACCAAGAGATTCTGCTTATCTCCCTCAAGGACAGTTATACAGGACGCATCCAGGTGTTCGGACGTTATGCGTTTAACAACACTCATGAGGATGTGGATTACATGCACTTCAGCACTGAGGTTGGCATGTTGCAGGCATTCATTCATTACTGGATGAGTAACTATCCTGATGTGATTACTGGATGGAACGTCCAGTTGTTTGATATGACATACATCAGTAAGCGTATTGAGCGTGTTCTGGGTGAGCGTGATGCAAAGTTGCTGTCGCCGTGGAAGTCTACGTATTGTCGTGACATTTGGATCAAAGGTCGTAAGCAGATTGCATATGATATATCTGGTGTTGCTACATTAGACTATCTTGAATTGTATCGTAAGTTCACGTATACAAACCAAGCATCATATCGTCTGGATCATATTGCTAGTGTAGAACTTGGCACAAAGAAACTTGACCACAGTGAGTTTGATACATTCAAAGAGTTCTATACTAAAGACTGGCATAAATTTGTAGAATATAACATCATTGACGTTCGCCTGGTTGACCAGTTGGATGACAAGATGAAGTTGCTTGAACTTGCCTTCACCATGGCATATGATGCTAAGGTAAACTTTGAGGATGTATTTTCTCAAGTTCGCATGTGGGATAATTATATCTACGTCGAGTTGCTAAAGAGAAAAATTGCCATTCCTCCCAAGAAAGAAGCAAGAAAAGATGCCAAGTATCCTGGTGCATACGTTAAGGAACCTAAGCCAGGTTTTTATGACTGGGTTGTCAGCTTTGACCTTAATAGTCTATACCCTCATCTTATCATGCAGTATAACCTCTCACCAGAGACCCTGCTCCCAAACAGACACCCTACAGCAACTGTTGACAAGTTGCTTGAGAAAGAGATAGACACATCTGACTTGTCTAATTGTCTTGCTGCCAACGGGACTCTATACAAGAATGATGAGCAGGGATTCTTACCCATGATGATGCAGAAGATGTATGACTCTCGCGTCATCTATAAGAAGAAGATGCTTGAAGCAAAGCAGCAGTATGAGAAGACACCGACGATTGAACTGAAGAAAGAGATCTCTCGATGTAATAACATCCAGATGGCAAAGAAGATCTCTTTGAACTCTGCTTATGGTGCTATCGGTAACGAACACTTCCGATACTTCCGACTAGAAATTGCTGAGGCAATCACGTTGTCTGGTCAACTCTCGATTCGCTGGATTGAGAACAAGATGAATGAGAAACTAAACAAGATTCTAAAGACTAACAATGTTGATTACGTTATTGCTTCTGACACTGACTCTATCTATCTTAATCTGGGTCCTCTGGTTGAAACTATATACGCCGACAGAGAGAAGACTGATGAAGGAATTGTCGGGTTCCTTGACAAGGTGTGTCAAGTGGAACTTGAAAAGTATATTGAAAGTTCTTACCAAGAGCTCGCCACATATATGAACGCATATAAGCAGAAGATGGTTATGAAGCGAGAGAACATCGCTAACCGTGGCATCTGGACTGCAAAGAAGCGTTACATCCTGAACGTGTGGAACAGTGAGGGTGTGCAATATAAGGAACCCAAGATGAAGATCATGGGACTTGAAACGGCACGTTCATCTACACCACAATACTATCGAGATAAACTGTTTGAGGCATTCAAGATCATCATAACCAAGACTAATGATGACCTGATTAATTACATTGAATTTGTCAAGCAAGATACTCGTAAGCAAGACTATGTAAACATTGCTTTCCCCCGTGGATGTAATGGTATGACAAAATACAAAGACAACCATGACATCTACAAGAAAGGCACACCCATCCATGTGAGAGGATCCTTACTTTATAATTGGTATGTTCGTAAGAACAAGATAACTAATAAGTATCCCATCATTCAGGAGGGGGAGAAGATCAAGTTTATTTACTTGAAGTCTCCCAACCCACTTCAAGAGAACTGTGTCTCTTTCTTTAGTGACATTCCTAAAGAGTTCAATGTTGACAAATACATTGACTATCAAAAGCAATTTGAGAAGTCCTTCTTGGAACCTCTCAAGAATGTGCTAGAATGTATAGGTTGGAATCATGAGAAGAAGATTTCTCTACTAAGTTTTTTCTGAGTTAATTATGGGATTTTTAGACAGTGTAGTCAAGGACAGCAAAAATGAGTTTGCTAGTTTTGCTAGTGAGGGGATCGCTGCTGGCGATGTTGAATCTTTCGTTGATACTGGTAGTTATATCTTTAACGCCTTGGTGTCTGGTTCGATTTACGGAGGTATTCCTTCCAACAAGATTACTGCCTTGGCAGGAGAGAGCGGCACGGGCAAGACTTTCTTTTGCCTCAGTGTGGTTCGTAACTTCCTTGATATTGATCCTGACGCTGGAGTCATTTATTTTGAAACTGAGTCTGCCATTAGTAAGCAGATGATTGAGTGTCGTGGTATTGACTCCAAGCGTCTGGTCGTCATGCCCATCAATACGATTGAAGAGTTCCGAACTACAGCAGTTCGCATCATCGACAAATTCATGGAACAACCTAAAGAAGAACGCAAACCGCTCATGTTTGTGCTAGACTCTCTAGGTATGCTTGCCACCAACAAAGAAGTTCAGGATGCTACAGACGACAAGAACGTTCGTGACATGACAAAAGCACAATTGATTAAGTCATGTTTTCGCATCTTGACATTGAAGATGGGCAAGGCTAATATACCAATGATCGTTACCAACCACACCTATGATGTCATCGGCGCTTATCATCCTTCAAAAGAAATGGGGGGAGGCAGTGGACTCAAGTATTCTGCTAGCACAATCGTTTATCTCGGAAAGAAAAAAGAGAAAGATGGAACGACTCTCATCGGAAACATTATCAAATGCGAGGCTAAGAAGTCTCGTCTGACCCGTGAGGGTTCTAAGATAGAGACCAGATTATTTTTTGACCATCGCGGGTTGGAAAAGTATTATGGTCTGCTAGAATTGGGAGAGCGAGCAGGTCTGTGGGCAAACCGCGCTGGTCGCTATGAAATCGATGGTAAGAAAATCTATGCCAAACAGATCCTTGCTAGTCCAGAAGAGTATTTCACTCCTGAAATCTTAGATGTATTAGACGCCCAAGCACAAAAAGAATTTTTATACGGAGCATCAGATGACGGAGAAGATTGAACTTACTATACTTAGAAACCTCATCTATAGTGAAGAGTTCTATCGCAAAGTAGTTCCTTTTTTAAAGTCAGAATACTTTGAAGACATTGCTGAGAAAGTCGTCTACGAAGAGATTGACGACTTCTCTGGTAAGTATGATAAGATGCCCACATCAGAAGTTCTTATTATTCAATTACAAAACAGAAATGATCTTACTGAAGAAACTTATCAGAATGCTGTTGAGAAAATCAAAGCGTTTAATGATGAGTATGTTGACACGTCTTGGCTTACAGACGCGACAGAGAAGTGGTGCCAAGACCGTGCAATCTACAACGCACTACTGCTATCGATCAAAGTCGCAGATGGAGGCGATCAGAAACTCTCGAAAGATTCAATCCCTGGGATACTCCAAGAAGCCTTGGCTGTATCGTTCGACGAAAACGTAGGACATGATTACGTTGACAATGCAACAGATCGCTATGAATTTTATCACAAAGATGAAGAGAAGATTCCGTTCGATCTTGAGAAGTTTAATACCATCACCAAAGGTGGTCTACCCAATAAGACGCTTAATATTGCTCTCGCTGGCACTGGTGTTGGGAAGTCTTTATTTATGTGTCATTGCGCCGCTGCTGCTCTTACCCAAGGCAAGAACGTTCTTTATGTCACCTGTGAAATGTCTGAGGAGAAGATTGCAGAAAGAATTGATGCTAATCTCCTCAATGTCAACATACGAGACATCGCTGCACTACCAGAGCAGATATTCACTTCGCGAGTATCTGAGATTGGAAGAAAGACGCAAGGCAAACTTATCATCAAAGAATACCCTACCGCTTCTGCACATGTTGGTCACTTTAAGTCGCTCCTCAATGAACTATCACTAAAGAAGTCTTTCAAACCTGAAATTATTTTCATTGACTATCTAAACATTTGTGCGAGTTCAAGATACAAGGGTCACATTGTGAACTCCTACACGTATGTCAAGGCGATTGCTGAAGAACTTCGTGGACTCGCATGTGAGCATGATGTCCCCATCATTTCTGCAACACAGACAACTCGTTCTGGTTACGGTAACTCCGATGTTGAAATTACTGACACTTCTGAGTCTTTTGGTCTCCCTGCTACTGCCGATTTAATGTTCGCTCTCATATCAAATGAAGAGTTAGAGCAGTCAGGTCGTATCATGGTGAAGCAACTGAAAAACCGTTACAATGATATGACAACCTTCCGTAAGTTCACGGTGGGAATTGACAGATCCAAGATGAAGTTGTATAATGTTCAAGAGGAGTCATCAGTGGATGCTCTTATTGATCCCGACGATCCGACTGAATCATTTGATAACATTTCAGATCGTCAAAACCGTATCGATAAATTCAATTCTTTTATTATCTAAACATGTCTAAGGTTAATTTTGAACGCTATCAAGAATTTGTTTCAGCAGTTACTTCAGATTGCTCTACAAACTTTGTTGACTTTGCTGATCGTATCGGTGATCTTGATCGACAAGGTGCCAATATTGAGAGACTCCTTACTGCTGGGGTTGGAATTAATGCTGAGGGTGGTGAGTTCCTGGAGATCATTAAGAAAATGGTCTTCCAAGGAAAACCGTGGAACGAAGATAATCGTGAGCATCTTATCATTGAGTTGGGTGATGTTATGTGGTATGTTGCTCAAGCAACAATGGCACTTGATATATCCTTCGATGAGGTGATTGAAACTAACGTCAACAAACTCAAGAAACGTTACCCTGGCGGTGAGTTTGATGTTCACAACTCAGAAGTTCGTGCTGCTGGCGACAGATAATGTATAGTCTCTGGATCCACCTACGAGCATTCTTTTCTGTTGTAGTGGTGAGTTGTGCTCACCCTGTCAACTGGGAGCAGTGTGTTCGTGTGGACCAGTGGCTCTTGCCAGAAGTCAAGGAAGGGTATAGACTATGGACAGGACAGACACACCCCTATCAAAATGAAAAAGATTATCTCGACCTCCCCTCTAAATAGTTAGACGGGAGGTTTTTTTGTATGATAACAATACCATCACAAGTAAGAGACGCATGGGAAGACCTGACTAAAAAGTGTCTTGCTACTGAGGACTATAGTTATTTGGTTTTTGATATCAAAAAAGCAGAAACCGATCCGAACAAAAAGGTTCAGGTCTTCATGAAAGTGTATGTGCCTGAAGCAAAAAGAAGAACTGCCACTGCTAATGTAAAGGCAGCGATGGAATCTGAAGGGTATACAGTAGAAGTTGGAAAGAAAAAAGGTTCTGAGATTCCATCTTTAGACATACATGTAGGGTCGGAAAATAATAAAGTAAAAGTCATTCGCGTTGAATTCAAACCAGAGAATTCTGCTGGATCGGGAGGTGGAGCAGCAAAAACTACGATTCAAGAAAGTGCTGCTTGTTTATACAATGCACTTCGCTTCCATGTTTATGATAAAGATATGGAACCTGGCATGGTGATTACTGAAGATGATCTTGCTAAAGCAGATAAGTTTACTGATACTCCAGATGCTACCATGGAACAGATGATGGGGTTTGATTCTGATTGGCAGCAGGTCTTTATGGATGGTGCCAACAAACTTCATGCGAAAGTTAACGGTGGCAAATACTTATTTGTTCGTGGAGATAAAGAGATTGATGATGGTGTAATTAAAAAAGCATTTCGTCAATGTAAAACATCTTTGGAATCAAATCTACAAAACGAAGATAAATGGAACCCATCAGACATATGGATGGTTAACATAGACAGCAAAGCATCGGTAATTGCTGAACTAGACCCATTCACAAAGAAGAAGACAGCAACTTCTATTGAAGTATTGAATGCTAAACTAGCAGAATTATTTGCATCTAAAGATTTGATGGGAGTGTCTTTGAAAAAGACAGGTGCCTCTGGCACAGTGAAAGTTATTAATGGTGAGACACCAAAACAACGTAAAGCACAACTTGAAGTTGCCTTTGACAAAAACAAATCAGTAGGCGAGTTGGTTTACGATAGTGGTAGAAACTATACAGGTTCGGAAATAGACAAAAGATATCCCATGGATGTTTACATATATTATGGACCTAAACCCTATGATAGAATCCAATTAAGAAACTTTGGTGGTGATAATACTGGCGACTGGAAACTAGAACTCAAAGGTGAGTATGCTGCTATGGGTAAAGTCCAAGGTAGCGTTGCTAGATTTATTTTAGAGAAGACTGGATTCAACCACATCCCACAAGAACCAACGTGGACAGAGAGTAATCCAAAGCACAGTCAATCAGATAAACTATCAAAAGAAATATATAATTTACTTAAAAAATTTAATGCAAAGGGATTCGATCAGACAGACGAAACTCAGATGCTGCATGAGATTAAAGGTAAGCGTCAATCGTGGAGATACAGTAAACTATCAGGACTTCGCTTCTTAGAATTTCTTTGCAAATCAAATGTGGATGCAGATATGGCAGTGAAAGAATTATATCTTTTTGCTGGATCAGCATCAGATCATTCATCAATTTACTACAAGTATTCCTAATGTCGAATGTAAAACAACTAAAGCATTTGGAGCATTTAGAGGATGAGATGCTGAACTATGGCGTCGAAGGATGCAAGGCAGCAGTATCATTTCTCAAAGAACTTCGTAAGATGCTAGGACAGCAAGATAGTTCTGGTTTCATGCAGACTAAGTGGGACGGTGCTCCCTCTGTTATCTGTGGCGAACATCCTATATCTGGTAGTTTTTTTGTAGGCACAAAGTCTGTCTTCAATAAGGTAGAACCTAAGATATGCTATAGTGAAAAAGCAGTTGATAAATTATATGATGGAGATCTAGCAGAGAAACTTAAGTTTGCTCTACGATACTTCAGTCAACTGGGTATCAAGGGAGTCATTCAGGGCGACCTCATGTTTACTGACAGCACACTGAAAACAGAAACTGTTAATAGTGAAAGACTCTATACATTCAGACCTAACACTATTACCTATGCTATCCCTGTAGATCATCCTATTGGTAAGGCAGCAGCTGCTGCAAAGATTGGCGTAGTGTTTCACACTCACTACACTGGTGATGAACTAGCATCGATGCAAGCAAGAGCTGGTGCTGATATAGAAAGTTCTAGAGATGCTTTAGTGATCAAGAATGATACTCCTATGCATCGGGTTGGATTCTCTAAGGTAGAGATGCAGAAATTTGACTCCTACATTACCAAGATCGAACGTATGTGTCAGGTCTGTGGACCATTCTTAGATGATCTTGTGGAAAACTTTGGCAACACAGGTGATAAGAAGTTTCACATCTCAACATATCTCAAACAATTTTTCAATGCTGAGATTAGGGAACGTCGTAGTATCGGAAACATTGATGAAACTATCCATGCATTGGTAGATTTCTATGATGCTAAGATGCAGAAAGAGTTGGCAAAGATCAAAACAGTTCCCAACAGAGTGAAGAAAGCAAACTTAGTATATCAAAGTGAGAATTATTTAATTGATAATGTGTATAAGTTTAAAGCAATGCTTGCCTTATACAAAGAAATACAAACTGTCAAGCAAATGGTTATAGATAAACTAGATCACCTTGAGACATTCAGAACATTCGTTCAGACTGACAAGGGATATAAAGTTACAACTCCCGAAGGATATGTCTTACATAAAGATGGTGATATGATTAAGTTCGTCAACCGTATGGAGTTTGCATACAATAACTTCACCCTCCAGAAATCATGGCGCTAAACTGCATCAAATGCTACTTTACTTTTGGTAGGTTCCAACCACCTACTACAGGACATAAGGAGAACTTCGATGGGGTGAAACGTATCGCAGGTGGACATGACTATCGAATTTATATCTCTCAAACATTCGATACTAAAGGAAAGAACCCACTACCACCTGATCGTAAATTACATTACATGAACTTGATGTTTCCAGAACATCGTGGTAAAATAATGTCAGGACCAAAAGATCCTGTTGCTATCATGCAAGACTTAATGATGGCAGGATATAATGAGGTTATCTTCTTGGTAGGATCTGATAGAGTAAGTGCTATGCAGTTCCTACACAAATACAATGGCAAAGACTTCTCGTTCAGAAAGATCGAGATACAATCTTCTGGTAGCAGAGATGCTGATGGAGATACCTTTGCTATTTCTGGAACTAAGATGAGACGTGCCGCATTTGCTAACGACTTCAAACTTTTTCGCCAGGGTATTCCTAGAGCATTAAATGATAAAGAATGTAAGATGATGATGAATGAGATTAGAACAAACCTGCCTGCTAATTTTAAATGAGAGATTTTAAAAAACTTAGAGAGCAAGCACTACGACAGCAACAAAGACATGAAGAGTTATTTCAAGAAGGTGATGCGGTTATGTCTGCATTGACTGGTGAGAAAGGTGTGATTAAACGTGTGGGTGGCAACTATGCTATTGTTATTGGAGAGTCTGGAGACATGTTCCGCTCATGGATGAAAGATATCCGCCACGTTAATGTAACAGAATCTATAAATAAAGAGAGGAAAAGAAGTATCTTCGACAATAATGGAACGTCAAAAACCAACGACTAGTGTTCAGCATAATGACGAGTTCTCTAGAGCTCTAATTGAATCTTATGGAAGGTGGACTAATGGTGCAGGATTCGGTTGGCATCTTCATGAAGAAGGTATTCCTGCCGAGCAGAAGCAAGGCGAGGAACAACCTACCCGTGAAGGCGGTGCCGATGCTTCCACATCAATCCCTGATCTTGCTGGTAGTGAAGAGAAGAGTGATGAAGGTGAAAAAGATATCAAAGCGAATGCAGGTGCTCCTGATCCTGCTACCGATTTACGTGTTGGTGCAGGCGTCA